CTAGTAAAGGCCGCGGCCGCTCACGTATCCGACAGGGCTATCATAGCGCAGCGATGCGGAACCGGAAACCGCCCCACGCGGCCTATCCGCAACCGCTTGATACGTCTGGCGGCGCTCTGCGGCTGTCACATCGGTCAGGGATGCGGAGGACGCATCCCCCAGATTGTAGGGTCGGCCAGCCGGAACCGGGACCGGACCGCTAATACCGCCACGCGCTTCCGGCAGGTTGAGCCCGGTTCGTCCGGCTGATGCCACAAGAATCGGCGTTGGCGCCGGCTCGCCCTGACGCAGGGTCGCCATCAGGCGCGAATCATCGGAGCCTTCAAGCGCCGCGCGGCCGATATACTCGACCTTCACCCGCGCCACGCCGGCTCCTTTGAAGCCGAGAAGTTGCGCGCTCTTGTGTGAGACATCGAGCACGCGATTACCATGGAACGGCCCGCGATCGTTCACGCGTACGACCAGCGATTTCTTGTTCGCCAGATTTGTGACGCGAACATAGGACGGCAGCGGCAGCGTCGGATGCGCGGCGGTGATCGATTCCATATCGAAAACTTCGCCATTGGCGGTGAGTCGGCCGTGGAAATCCGTGCCGTACCAGGATGCAAGACCCTCGGCCTTGTAGTTGGTATTTTCTTCCGGATTATAGGTGCGTCCGGCCACGACATAAGGCTTGCCGACGCGATAGACGCCGCCGCCCTTCGGCGCGCGCTCGCCGAGCTGCACAACGCGCGGGCTGGCGGAAACTCCATATTTCGGGTCGACTTTGCGGGCGAATTTGTCCGAGGCGGCGCAGTTGGCCAGCAACAGACAGGCTGCGACAGCAGCGACCGCGCGAACCGCGCTCTTCCCCCGAATTGACGGCATTCCGTCCCCAAATCACGTCCCAGGCATCCCCTGCCCGCGATTCACCATAGCGTGACCCGCGCGACACGCAAATGGTCCGCATGATCAGTTGGTTAATATGGTATTGTTATCAGGTTGGGATGACCTCTGCCGTGACGCTTGCAATGGTCGCGAGCATCCCCCATTGAAGCCGCAACGGAAGGGTGGCCGAGTGGTTTAAGGCACCGGTCTTGAAAACCGGCGTGCCCGCAAGGGTACCGTGGGTTCGAATCCCACCCCTTCCGCCAGAAATTTGTTGCAACTATTTGATATATATAAATATTTATAATTTCAATCTGAACCGGCCCCAGGCTCGGCCCTAGGCTCCCAATCTCTAAATTCGTGAGAGAAATGTGCCGGAAAATCGGGGTCGCTAACGGCGGGATTTAGCCGGAGGTTCTTGTACGTCGAGAACACAATGAACACGCTCGCATGACGTGTCATCGTGAGTAGGTACTGACCGCGGGGCCCACCCGCTCCCTTGGTTATTCGGAGATTGTTGAGCCAATCTTTGATCTGCTGGTCTTCAAAAGTGAGCGGGTCTATTGAGTGCGCGAACTTGTTTCTAACCTTGCGGATTATGTGAAGGTCATGGTGCGCGTCAAACGGCATCAACCCAACGGCTAAGGCCAAATCAATCTTCGACGCAAAAGTCTCGCAGAACCCCCCTGTTCCAAAAACTCGCTTCTGCACGACTGGATCCAAAATTAATCTGTGAGCCAATGCGACAGTGAGTAGTTCTTCTAGAATCGCGCCTCCAATGATGGCAGCGCCCCGATCACTTTGCGATGTGACCTCTGAAAGTATCTCCTCCATAGTGAACTTCGTTTTTATGGCGGACAGCGGGTCGCTCATTTGTCCTCCGAAAAAGCTTCAAGACTGCGATTTAGTACTTGCGAGGCGAGAATGGTGTCATATGCTTCCACACTCAATAGTTGAGGGGAAACATGGCCAAGAAACCGTCCAAAGGTGAAACCACCAGCAACAAAGTCGCGACAATCGCCTCAAAGGGACTCAAAACTCCTAGCAAGCTAACAAACAAAGAAATTAAGACGATTGCCGCCAGTGCGCTAACGCAGGCTCCCAACAAGAAATAAAAAGAGCCAGCCACCCTGCGGATGACTGGTCCCACATGCGACGGCTCCTGAGAGAACGACCGACGCAATCTCTATTCTTTGTCAGCCCAATCGAGCAGCGCCAACGCCGGCTTCGGATCAACGCCGGCTTCCTTGGCCATGGCCAGGCCTTGAATCAGCGTTGCGAATGCACGAGCCGATCCGCCAGCATCGAACGCCTGCAGCGGCGTCATGAGATCAATCGTGACGGTACCGCCGAGTTTGTCCGATGCTTCCTCGGCGAGTAGCGCGCCGATCGGCTGCAGTGTCCATTGAGCAAGGTGGCGTTGACCTTCCCGAATAAGCGGACCGGTCGTCGCACTGGAAAACATCGCAGGCAGCACACCGAACGCCATGGCCACGGTGTCGCGTGCCGCGTCGAGCGTTTCCTTGGTCATCGACTTTTCGAGGTCCGGCGACAGGCTCGCGGGCTTCCAATCCGATACCGGAGCGGGTCCGCCCGCGGCCGACACCTGTACGCTCTCGCGCAGCAGCACCCTGCCCCGTTGACCACGGAATGAACGGCTTAATTTCGAATTGTCCGTATCCGGGGATTCCGGCATCGGCACGACTTGCGAACCGATCGGCGCATTCTCGAACACCTCAGCGAGCGCGGACTCGACCGCGTTTAACATGCCGGCCGTCAGATTGGCGCGCTTCAATGGCGCTGTTCCGTAATAAGGCGCGGCGGGATCCGCACCGGTCCGAAGGTGCAGCACCTCGCCAGCAAGCGCCGTTTCGGTCGTGCCGCCGCCGGCTTCCGGAATGGAAACGCGATAGGCGGTCGGCCTCCCATAGCGGGTCCGCAAATCCCAATCGCTGCACGGCACCAGCATGTCGTCGCGGATCAGGAAGACCGACTCCCCGCGAAGCGCCAGCGACCGGCCGAGCAGTGCCAGCGCCCGCCGATCGAGCATGTCGGTGCCGTCGACATCGGCCAGCGTGAAGCCATTTTCCCATAGCGAGACGCACGATTGTGCGGTCGCTGTCAGTTCGGCGATACCGCGCCGGCCGGATATGTAAGCTTCGCGCGCCTGGATAATTTCAGCCGTGAAGCCGCTGCCGGCACTACGCTTTTCGATTTTTTGAAAACGCTTTAGCCACTTAAACTCAAACATGACGATAAGCCCTCAACAGGTCGGCAGCGCCCGAATTGGCGATTGCACCGGCCAACCAGGATTCGGAGCGCCGCGAGGCAATGGAAATTGATCCGGCCGTGACAGATTCGGACGTGGCGCCGGGCTTGCCGGGTTTCGCGGCCATGTATTCGGCCAGCCGGCGATAGGCTTCGGCTACCGTAGCAGGCACGTCAGCAGCACCGACCGTTGCTGTGAATTGGTAAGGGCCGCTGCAAGGCAAGCAGTAGCCGCCGAGCGGCGATGCCGTGAGCGTGACGGTCTCCCATTCCCCGGCCCGCGACCACACTTGGACGGTGCTAATAGTTGCCGGCGTGAGCGGCGGCACCCACTCCCCCGGCCCTTCCACGACCCAGGTCACTGGCCGCTCCGCCCACCGATGCGCGCACCAGGATTCAAGCCGGTCCCAAACGATCGCCGACGCAAGTGCCTCGGCGGCAGCGGAAAGGCCCGAAGGTGCGTCCGGGTACTCCGCAGGCTCGCTTTCGATTTGCTGAATTGTTGTGGCCATTTCACAGCCTCCATCGGTGCAATGGGTGCGCAGGCACGACCAGACCGGATCCGGTCTGTTCCCAATTGCGCTTGTCCGCCTCGATTGGGCTGCCAAAGTCATCAAAAGAGACATTTGCATCATCAGAGGAGACATTCGCCTCTTCGTAAGCAGGCCGGGTCACGATCGAAAGTTCGAACAAGATCGCTGCAAAAATCGTCCGGATAAGTGCGCGGCCTATCCGTGGATCTTCTTCCTCGATCTTTTCAGCCTGGTCCGACGGCACCGCGGACGGCGGCGGAATACGAAAGCCGGGTGACAATCCGACAGACAGCCCGGCGGAAATCATTTTCAGAATGTCCGAGCCGTAAGACGTGTCCGCGATCTCTGGCAAAACAGTAGCGTCGAACGTCAACACTTCGCTGGTATCATTGAATACCAGCGTGCCGGTTTTCTTGCTGGCAAGCGGACGATCGAACGAATGGCCGACCAGCAGCGCGATATCTTGCTCGACGCTATCAAGCGAATGCGAGAACGCACCCGGCATGAACTGCTCTTTCTTCGGGCGTCCGCGTTTTCCGCCGTCTGAAAGCACAGCCTTCTTTCGGTATGGAAATCGGCCTCGAATTACGCGCCGCCCCTTGGCAGCGCGCAACTCAATTTCGCCGATCAAATTGTCGGCGGTCTCCATCACTGAATCCCGGTCAGGATTTCGAGCTGTACAGCTCGGCTTACTGTGACGTCGGCTGTCGCCAGTGCAGTAAGGCGGAGACCGCCCGACGCCGCGTCGCTGTAAACGTCGCGGATCAAATCGATCGCTCCCCATGTGCCAACAAAGATCGGAGCCACGCCGCCTACACTCGTCGTCAGCAACGCCTTGGTTGCGAGCGGCGAACCAGCCGCGGCAGCGAGTGCGTTCGACGACATGACGATGTTTCCGGCCGGAATGTTCTTGACCAGTCGGTCCCATTCGGAAACAGCGGTGCCCTCGATCAAGGTGTCATCCATGTCGGACCACACCTCCGGACGAATAAGCAGTTTCACCGCAGCAGGACCATTGGCTGCATTGGCCGTAAGGAAGCGCGTCACAGCGGCACGGAATGCGGACCACGATGCGGCCGCGGTCACAGCCGTACTGGTGATGCCATATGAGCCGACAAGCACGCCGCTCGGCTGACCGTTTGCGCCGGTGCCGAGGAAAACCGCCTTGTCCAGCGCAACGGAAATCGCGCCGTTCATGTCACGGCGCACCGCCTGCTCCAGACCATCGCCCGACTGCTTCAAGGTCTTGCGGGTGATTTTCATCTGGATCCCGAGCGTCGAATTCGGAGCGAGCATGCGCTCGCTGGTCGAATAAACGGTCGGCCCCGGTACGTTGGCAGTCTCGCCATCGGCCCATCCGGCAGTCACGCTGCCCGATGCAATCGGGTATTCGTTGCTGCCTTGGCCAATGTTGACCATGCTTGCGCCCATACGCACCGCAGCGGAGTCTGCGAAAATTCGATCGATAATCGGTGCGGTAGTCACCGGCGACGGCGTGCCCGAAGCGATGGTTTCACCAGCGCGCTTTTCGAGCGCCTGCCACGGCACCGGAACTCCGCGATAGCCACCCTGTGAGCGAAGTTCCTCGACGATCTCCGCAGTGGCACCGTCGATCTTGCGGCCTTCGTCCAGGTGCAAGGCAACCTGCCGAAGCTCGAATTTGCCGATCAGTTCGGCGTATTCCCGGTCTGATCGCGTTTCCAGGTCGGCGCCTGCCTCGCGACGCTCCGTATCTTCGACGATAAGCGAAGCGCGATAGCGCGTCTCATTGCCGCGATATTCGGTGTCGAGCGTTTCCATCGAACGGGTTTCGTCTTCGGTTGGCTGCGACTTGCCAACTAGGCCCGCGAGCGCCTGCCGAATTTCCGACTGACGACGCGAGATTTTTACAGACTCAAGCATAGTGACTCCTTGGGTTGAGGTTTCGCCATCGTGGCGAGCAAATCGCGCCACGCGGCGCGAGCGGGTGAGACTTCGTTTCCGAAGCCGCATTCGATTTTCGTTTTCGCGGAATGACACGGCACGCAAAGCGTCTGCAGATTGGTCAATTCGAACGCGAGTTCGGGATCGGTGCGCACAGGCTTGATGTGATCGACTTCAAGGCGACCGACCGCGCTGCACTTCACACATTTGAATCCGTCGCGGCGCTTTGCAGCCAGGCGCAAGGCTGGCCAGCGCTTGTCACGAATGACTGCAGCGGAGTGTCGAAAATACTCGTTCAAAGCCATACCGCCTCGCGTGTTTTCTTCTGACCGCGACCGGAAATCCGAGCGCCTTCGGCAACAGCGAGCACCGTCGCCGATGCCGCATCAATGCGACCGGTCGAACGGGCCTTTGCCATTTTCATATTGTTGGCGGGATCGCGGAGCGTCACCGCGTCGGCAAATGCGCTGCGTAACAGTAGCGACGGTTTCGACTTCACCTGACCATCAAAACACGCACGTTTAAAGCGGTCGCAATCCTCGTTGCCGTCCTTAAATCCGAAACCGCGCCATACGATCGGAACGCGAATGCCCGCGCGATCGATAGCCTCCCCCAATTCGGACTGCTTGTAGCGATCCATAATCAGGCCGGCGATCGGCTCCCCTTGCACATGCCGCATGACTTCGCCAAGCCACGGTGCAACCGGCACCGTCGCATCGCCGAGTACCGACAGTTCGCCGCGGCGCTGCATTTCGTTGTAACGATCGCCAACACCGTCAGCCGCGCCGCGGTCGGTGAGGTTCGGGCGTGACGGGAATGTTCCAAGGCATTCGAGCCGTCCGGTCGCCGGCCAGTAAAAAGCCGCGGCCGTCATGCTGGCGCTGCCGCCGAGATCGATGCCGATGACCACGCTGCCCTCACGGGGAGGCAGATCGGCAGTCTCACAATTCAGCCACTCGTCGACCGTCAGCAATACGTCTCGCGTTTCAGCGCTGACTCGTTCATTGCGGTTGTAGAGTCGGAATGTCGTGAGGCTCGATCCGCCTCGTGCAATTGCTCGACGCGCCTGCGCTTGCAGCCATTCGACCGACGATCCGATACCGTGCATCGCGCCAGGATTGGCGAGTAGCAGCGACTCCAGATCGTCGACGGGCAGACCCGGCGGCGGCCGATGCTCCTGCCGATAGACGCCCTCTTGTTCCTCATCAAGCCACTTGCTGAAAGGGTGCGCGTCATCAGGGGCGGACGTCGAAATAATCAACGCGCGACCGTCGCGTTTTCCAAGGCCGGACAGCAGAGCGTGTTCGAGCGCATCCCCGCTGTCACGCTCCCAATGTCCGCGCTCGTCCAAGATCGCCAGTGTCGGCGCACCGCCCAAGGATGACTTGGCGTCGGACGACAGACAGCGAATGAGATGGCCGCCACCATCGCCAGCGAATTCAATCTCCAAGCGTGGCGCCCGGCGGAACGTGATTTGCTTTTGGATTTTCTCAGGGAGGAACTGCGCAAATCCCTGCACGAAATTGAAACAGATACGGGCTTGGTCGCGCGTGCGCGCAGCAATCGGAATTTCGCGTTTCGGCTGTGCGTCCCATGCGCCAAGCAGCGCACCGAGTCCTACTCCGGCCGAAAGCGCCGTCTTGGCATTACCCCGTCCGATCGATAGGCACGCAACACTGACGTCCTTTGCCAGCGCGCCCATCACAAATTGCTTTTGGAAAGGCGCCAGCCGCATCGGCTTTCCAGCCATGGGGCCTTCTGGAATCTTGAGGGTCTGAAGGAATTTGACGGCTTTTTCGGTCATGCGGGACCGGAGCGCGAGACAGCGAAACCCCACCCCTCCGTACAGGTTCCCCGCCCGAAAGCCGGGCATTGGGACCGCAATCGCGCAGCGCGCGCGGCTGATGCGCAGAATGCAAACGGACGAAGGGAGATAGCGGTCATCATGTGCGCGCTTGCAGGACGAAGCATGCGCCAGCGGGATCACGCTCTACATTGATGACCGTGTACGTGCTGCCGTTGATTGTGATGGTGTTGCCAGCAACAGGCGTAACGCTCAGTGACGAGGCAACGACATAGACCTTGCGATCATTGCGTAGAATGCTCGTGCCATCGACCTGGCTTGCCTCGTAGTCATCCACCCAAGCAGCGCAGATGTGCGGCGTGTCGATGACAGTCGGTTCAAGCGCCGTGCCACCAATGGTCTGCACAGTAAGAACAGCAGCGCCGGGAATGCCTGCTGCATACAGAGCATCGACGAGTTCGGGTGCGAGGTCGAATACTGACAAGGGTTGCCGGCCCAATAAAAAACCCGCGCCGGCGGGTGAGCCAGACGCGGGTTGATGTTTATGTAACCAGGTAAGATAGAGCGTAAAGCTTAATATGTGGTTTCTGATCGAGAAGGTCCGGAAACTGAGAGCAAGCGCTCGCCCGCGAGCAAGCGTCGGATCTGATCAGCAGGGACACCAAGCTCGAATAGCTTTTCCCTCAAAGATACTACGTCCAGTTTGCCCGCGAAGAACGCATCGATCGCAGAGGTGAAACGATCGAGATCATCTTCATGATCGAAGATGACGAAATCAGAGCCGTAGCTCTCTCGAATAATTTCGCCAAGTCTGGATGCCATAAACACACTCTATATGATTATCTATTGACATGCTCGATGCATCTGGCCAGCGCACGACAATGATACGTTAGCTCTACCATAAGTCAAAATAAGCCTTTGATTTTATTAGCAATTGTTGATTGTACGATATTAAATTCAAGGGTGTCACACCGTCACGTCATCGTCACACCGCGTCACATGTGACACGCCCTTTGCCGTCACGTCACGTCACACAACCCTATAGGGGTGTGACGGTGTGACAGGGTCAACCTGGTAATTGACCAATAAGAGGTGAAGGTCCGAGCGTCGGCATTCCAATCCTCACCATGCCATCGCTTTCCGCAATTCGCTGTGATCTTGCCAGCGCATCCCGCAGTCGCCTAAACGGCTCTCGTGGATTCTTCGCCTCGATATCGAGTACCCCTATTCGGAATAATTCGTCGCGCCACCGATCGACCGCAACCGCACCAGCCTGACCATGTTCTTTGATGGCTGTTTTCAATGCGTCCAGTGCGAGCACCTGCCGGTCACTGAGGCGTGACGTAGCTTTCGGCGCTGCAACAGCCGCCATCGACAGGATGAACGCCGTAACCGCGTCGCCGTCCTCATCGACACCCAGATTCACAACTTCGCCAGCAAAGCTCGTAAGCGCTCCCTCGGGCTGATCGTTCGCCTTGATGACTGTCGCCGTTTTCACAGCGTCGCCGGTGATGTGGATTTGCAGGTCAACGTCACCCTGCCGGGCATTGCTGCCACGCTCGCCCCGCGTCTCGTCCTTGCCGCTGTGACCGACGCCGGCAATGTGGACGTCCAGCAATTCATGGATCCGACGAAGATTCGCCGCTACAATGTTCTGATCGCGCGCCTTGTCCTCGTCACCGCCACCGGCCGCGATACCTTTTGACCATGTGTCAATCACGATCACGCCGACCGGCATGCCGAACCGCGCCTCGGCCGCGCGGACAGTCTGCACGATGATATCGACGCAACTCGGATTGAGCATGTCAACGATTTGCCCTGTCACCGCCATCGGCAAGCCAGACATGCCGTCTCGCTTCGCGTAGGCCGACAGTCGGCGTCGCACCTGATCGGCACGTTCAAAGGCGAAATAGACAACGCCAGCGCGCTCCTTGTGCTTGAAACCGCGCCAGTCCTTTCCCGCTGCCGTGTGGACCGCAATATCAGTCAGCATCGCGGATTTAAGCGAACCAGGCGCGCCGAACACGCTGGAGTTTTCGCCTTTCGCAACGACACCCTTCACCAGCCATTTCTTTGGCGTCGGGGTGCTGCATTCATCGAAGAACGTCAGCGGAAGCGCTTGTTCGGCCGATTGCGTTGCCGGAACGGGAAAAGGGATGACGGACAACGGAATTTCCTTTCTCGAATATTTGAACTGCCATGCATCTTGTTCGGACACGCTGATCCAATGATGCGGCCAAGCGCAATCAATCTCGTACAGCGAGGGGAAGTGATGGCCGTACTTCGATCGCCACTCCGCTTTTTTGGCGGCGTATTGAGCGAAAGTTACGTCACTTTCGCGATCTGGCTGCGCGTCGAACCAAGCCTCAATCGCCTCTGCCTCAAGCCTGATCGCCTGGCGAATTTTGTGGCGTTCTCTCTTCTGCTGATGCGCTTCGTAATCGATAATCTCTGCAAGTGCAGTCATTCATGGACTCCAATGTCGATGGAGCCCGACGAGATTTTTCTTGAAAGATTCAGCGAGTGTGCTATTCCGATGGCACCACCCAATCGAAATAGAACCGCTCGGCTGAGTTCACCTCGCCGGGCGGTTTTTCGTTACTCGTCGCGTTTGCTTGTCGGCTGGATTTGAGCCAACGCCTCGTCGATTTCGTGCAGTCGATGGCGCAACGTCGCGTTGGCGTCGTCCGCTTTTTTGCGAGCAACCTTTGCGTCGTTAAGAATGGCCATAAGGTTGTCCAAATCGGCTTTCGTCATGCCGCCACCTCCTGCCCGCCCATGGCCAGAAATTTCGAATAAGCCGCCACCGCCAATTGCTTGGGAATGTCCCCATCGAGAAAATGGACCAGCCGTCTGCCATCGCCGAATGTGTCGATCTTCGGTGCCGAGACGACCAAATCGCCCTTCGCCTTTCGGATCAGCAAACACTCGTCAATTCCCACGAGTCCGATTTCGCAGTCGAAGTGACAAAGAAGCTTATCGCCGTTTTGCCATTCCCTGACCTTGCGGGATCGGATGCCGACAACCCGAATACTGGTCATGCTGCGACTCCTTCGCGAGCACGTACCCATTCCTCATTTGCCTGGGCGCTGATGCGAACACAGCGTCCAACTTTGAACGCCCGCGGTGCTTCACCACGTGCCTGCAATGCGTAAAAGAACGAACGCGAGAGGCCGTGGGCTTTGCACCATTCCTCAATGCTTTGGGACTTCATGTCGTAACCTCCAACAAAAAACCCCGCTGCGACCAGTCAAGGTCGAAGCAGGGTGCGGGTACAAAAAAAGGCGCCGCCGCGGATCACCGCAGAAGCACCTCAAACAAAAACTCCGTTTCCGGAATCCTTCAGATTTCCCTTTGTAGCATGTTCGCTGTCCCCGCGCAAGCTGACGTGCGCTAGTGGACGTTAACGGAATCTTTCTCGCAGTAATTTGTCCAAGCGGTCATTAACTCGCGTCGCTTTTCCAATGCGTCGCCGCGTCGATAAGCGGCTTCGACTTCATTCTTGTTCGTGTGAGCCAATGCTGCTTCCGCAATCTCGCGTGGAAAATTTGTCGCCTCACCGCACCAATCGCGAAAACTCGAACGGAATCCATGCGCAGTGATGGCGCACTTCATGCGCTTTAACACGGCCGTCAACGTCATATCGGACATTGGTGTCTTGCCGTTGCGACCAGGAAAGACGAATTCGCTCGTTTTAGCCTCTTGAAGCTTCTGAACAATTGCCACCGCACGACGCGATAATGGCACCCGATGCACAATGCCCGCTTTCATTCTCTCAGGCGGCACCGTCCAAATCGCTTTGTCAAAATCGAATTCGTCCCAACGCGCTCCGCGCACCTCGCCCGAACGGGCGGCGGTCAGGATCGCGAATTCCAGCGCCAGCGCCGCCACGCCTTCCCTGCTCCGAAGGTCGGCCATGAATGTCGGTATGTCAGCGAACGGCAGCGCCGCGTGATGACCGCGGGTCAGTTTCTGGCGCTTGGGTAGCAGGTGGTCTAGGTGACCACGCCAGCGAGCCGGATTTTCGCCGGAGCGCAGCCCTTTCGCCTTTGCGGCGTCAAGGATTGCCTCGATCCGGCCGCGCAGACGAACGGCGGTTTCGTTTTTGCTGGTCCAGATCGGCTTGAGCACGCCGAGCACATCGTCCGTGTCGATGGCGTCGATCGGCCTGCCCCGCATCGGCTTGGCGTATTCCCGCAGCGTCATCCGCCACTGATCCAGATGCTTCGCATTCCGCAGGCTCGGCGCCACCTTGTGTTCGATATGGTCGTCGGCGAATTCACCAAATGTCACCGGTGAAGCTACCCGCCGAACCGATCGCGGATCCTTGCCATCGCGCAGCGCGGCCCGCATTGCGGCGGCAATTTCGCGGGCCTTAGCCAGGGTCACGTCTCGCGCGCCGCCGAGGCCGATTTCGCTCTGCTTCGTTCCGCGCGCAAACAT